GACCTAATCTAAAAATAATTCAAACGACCCACACAACGGAACTCGCGATCCGCTTTGGACGAAAAGCTAAAACACTAATCGATTCAGCCGAATACCAATCCGTGTTCAAGACAAGACTACGAGAGGACAGTCAAGCGGCTGGTAAATGGGAAACTGAACAGGGCGGTGAATATTATGCAGCTGGTGTTGGCTCTGCAATCACGGGCCGTGGTGCGGACTTATTGATTATCGATGATCCACACTCGGAGCAAGATGCACTAAACGTTCAAGCTTTAGAGAGAGCTTACGAATGGTATACATCAGGACCAAGGCAACGTTTACAACCCGGTGGAGCAATCGTTGTGGTTATGACTAGATGGAATATGAAAGATCTAACAGGGATGTTATTAAAATCTCAAAAAGAATTAAAATCAGATCAGTGGGAGATAATTGAGTTTCCTGCAATACTACCAAGTAATAAACCAGTGTGGCCAGAGTATTGGAAACTTCCTGAACTAGAATCGGTTAAAGCCAGTTTGAGTGTTGGTAAGTGGAACGCGCAGTGGATGCAAAACCCAACCGCTGAAGAAGGATCATTAATTAAACGAGAATGGTGGAAGGTTTGGGATAAACCTTATATTCCACCGCTTGAGCATATCATTCAAAGTTATGATACAGCCTTTCTTAAAAAAGAATCAGCCGATTACTCTGCTATTACTACCTGGGGAGTCTTTTATCCTAATGAAGATAGCCCTGCTAATTTGATACTATTAGATGCATTTAAAGATCGATTAGAATTTCCGGAGCTTAAAAAAGAAGCTTACGAGCAATATAAATATTGGAATCCAGAAACGGTGATCGTGGAGGCTAAAGCTTCTGGACTACCTTTAACTTATGAGTTGCGAAAAATGGGGATACCTGTTATAAATTTCACACCCTCAAAAGGTAACGATAAACATGCGAGGGTAAACGCTGTGGCACCTATGTTTGAGTCCGGTCAAATATGGGCCCCTGATGAAAAGTTCGCCGAAGAAGTTATTGAAGAATGTGCTTCTTTCCCGTATGGTGATAACGATGATTTAGTGGACAGTACCACACAAGCGATAATGCGTTTTAGACAAGGAGGGTTAGTGGCGCATCCAGAAGATTTAATAGAGGACTCACTTCCTCAAGTTGAAAGAACGTATTATTAATTATGATATTAGCAGCACCTTTAGTTATCCCATTTGCAGAAGCCGTAGGTATTTCAATTGCCACATTAGGTATGGCCAAAGCTGCAGATATGGTCAACGATTACATTCAAGATAATCCTGAAGAGTCGATGAAGATATTATCAACTATTGTGCCAAACATTGGCATCGGTCAAATCTTTGCAAACAAAAAAGATAGTGATGATGAAGAGGTAGAAGAAGATACTCGTTCTAAAAAAGAAATAGTTCTTGGAGAACTGGGTAAAGATAAAGGAAATTATTCAGACGAAGATGCTGAAGGAAAGTATTCAAGTAAACGAGGAAGAATTATTAGAGCTCTTGAAGACGCTGGAAAAGTAAATCCAGACAGAGAGTATAATCCTGAAAAAAAATATCAAGGGTACAAAAGATTTTTGAAAAAAGCGGACGGCGGTGCGATAGGCATTGAAGTTCTATTCGAAGAAAAGAAACCAAGAAAAAATTTCTTTATGGGCGGACCGGCGTTGACTGGCCCCGCATTAGGTATTTATAATTCTATGAAAGCATATCAGTCTTTCACAGATCAAGAGATAGCAGACGCTATCAAACAAGCAGGGTATAGTTTACCGACTTCATCAACTCCAGCAGATCCACCATCAAGTTCAACACCAAGTGTTGGTGATACTTCAGGCAATAACGAACCACGTAATGTAGTGGATCAATTAAGTTATAAAGATTTAACTGTAGGAGATGGTAAAAATTTTGGTCCAGGTAAAAAATTAGAAATTAATCCTGCAGCACTTGGAATGAGTTTTTATGATGCTGAACCTAAAAAATCTCCAGAGGGATTTATTGGAAAAACAATAGATGCATTTAGTAGTGTTCCGGGAAAACAACTTTCACAATTTACAACACCAACTGGTATCTCACCTAGAGGACCTTCTGAATTAGGTTTTATGACAACAGATATTGAAGGACTACCAGGTTTAAATAGAGATATGATAAGATCACAATATGATAACTACAGTCAACTTTTTGGAAGACCTTCTAATTATGCAAGTGCAAGAGTGCCTGGTAAACTAGGTGAGTTAGCAAATATGATTCCTTATGTTGGAACTGTTAAAAGAGGCCTAGAAGCAATGTTTGGACCAAGAGGTGATACAAGTTTACGAAGTAAGTACACAGTTGATAATGCAGGATTTGGAAATACTGGAATGAGAGATGAATTTGGATTAGCAACCTTTAATAGAAAAGATGGCTTCATGGGATTAACAGGAGATACTACAAGAGATTACACAGATAGAATGAGTGACAGATTAGACGAACTAGGAGAGTTTTTTGGTGGAAAAGGAATTGATATTAATGATCCTGATGCTTATGAGGATATGAAAAATATAAATAGTACTTATGCAAAACAAGTATTGGCTTACCAACAAAGAACAGCAGTTGAAAATTTAAATAAAAAAACAAGAGATGCGGTTGAAAGAAAAAAACAACAAGATATAGAAATTGCAGCTAAAAAACAAAGAGACGCTAAAGCAGAGATTGCTGCTGCAGAAAAAGCTGCAAGAGAAAGAGAATTAGCTAGAAGACAAACTATTGTAGATGCACAAAAAGCAACAACTGGTTTTACAACTAGTGGTGGTAGAGGCAATTACCAATCATCTAGAGATCACTCTGGAGCAGGTGGTTATGGTGGAAGAGGCAGAGCATCTAGAGAAGCAAGATCAAGTGATTTAGGTTTCAGTGATATTAGATTAAAAGAAAACGTAGAGTTAATAGGTAAGTCACCATCTAACATAAACATCTATAAATTTAATTACAAAGATAATCTAACAACTTATCAAGGAGCGATGGCTCACGAAGTGCCTTGGGCATCAGTTAAACATTCTAATGGTTATATGATGGTTGATTATAGTCAAATAGATGTAGACTTTAAAAAAATATAATGGAATTAAAATACAACGAAATAATTGGTGCAATTGTAAAACCAGACGATACACCTGCTACACAAGCAGAAATATTAGAATGGGCTGCAGCTAACCCAATGCCAATAGAAGAACCAAAACAACAGAACACTCAACTTCTAGAAGAAGTGATTGAAACATTTAAACAAAGAGGATAGATTAAAAAATGGCTGATATAGATAAACCATTACCGAATACCAAAACAACAGTTGAGATTCCAGGTGAAGTAGAGATAGAAGAGTCTATCAAAGAAAACGTTGAAGAAATTCAAACAGATGGTGGACCTGTTGAAATAGAAATGACAGAAGAAGGTGGAGCAGAAATTTCTTTTGATCCAAAAGCTGCAAGTCCTGAAGGCGGTGAAGACCATTTTGAAAACCTAGCAGAATTTTTAGGAGAAGAAATTTTAGATCCATTGGGTTCAAAATTATTTGATCAGTATAACGAATACAAAGAATCTCGTGGTGATTGGGAAGATACTTATAAAAATGGTTTAGATCTTTTAGGATTTAAATATGAAAGAAGAACACAACCTTTTAAAGGAGCTAGTGGTGTAAACCATCCTGTTCTTGCAGAAGCAGTTACACAATTTCAAGCACAAGCTTACAAAGAATTATTACCAAGTGATGGTCCGGTTAGAACTCAAGTTATGGGTGATGCAACTGTTGCTAAAGAAGAACAAGGTAAACGTGTAAAAGATTTTATGAACTATCAAATTATGGATCAGATGAAAGAGTATGAACCAGAGTTTGACCAAATGTTATTTTATTTACCGCTATCAGGATCAACTTTTAAAAAAGTTTATTACGATGATATGTTAGGTAGAGCAGTATCAAAATTTGTTCCTGCTGAAGATTTAATTGTACCTTACTCTGCAAACTCTTTAGATGATGCAGAAGCAGTAATTCATGTCATTAAAATGTCAGAGAATGAATTAAGAAAACAACAGGTTGCAGGATTTTATAGAGACATAGAATTAGGTTCGCCTCCTGTTACACAAAATCAATTGCAAGATAAAAAATTAGAACTTGAAGGAATTCAAAAAGATGGTCAAGAAGATCAATACACTCTTTATGAAATTCATACTAATTTAGATTTAGAAGGTTATGAAGACATGGGAGCCGATGGAGAACCTACTGGAATTAAACTTCCCTATGTTGTTACTTTATCAGAAGCAGGTCACAAAGTTTTATCAATTAGAAGAAACTATGCAGCTGAAGATCCATTAAAGAAAAAAACAAATTATTTTGTACAATTTAAATTTTTACCAGGAACTGGTTTTTATGGTTTTGGTTTAATTCATATGATTGGTGGTTTAACTAGAACTGCAACAGCTGCGTTAAGACAACT